ACGTGATACCGAACATCAAAGCAAGATAACGCTGCGCGATTTTAAATGGCGCATAAGCACCCATCAGATCAATCTTGGCTTTGCTTTTGGCTGCAATCGCTTCTTCATCGCTAGTGTGCATATCGTCAATCAGCTTCATCCCTTGCTGAATAACGTCACCAGACCCTAATATCTTGCCCAATACTGCTAACATTCGATTGCCCTCATCCTATCAATCAACCGGCCAGCGCGATTTGGCACTTGCCTTGCCCATTTGCTGTCTGCCATCTGGGTTGCAGCTTCATCATAGTCATAATTAGCTATAGCTGCACGACACTTGACAAAACGACCCAGCCGACTGCGACCTAGGTTGAACGCCATATTCGCCAAGATTAGCTGGCATTCTTCCGGCAGATCATCCCAGTTTTCAAACAACGACCGGCAATCTTCGACAGTGACAGCAATATCAAGCGCAAATAGCTGCCGACAGCGTTCCGGCGTGATCTGCGTGCCGACAGGTCTGCCGTGTTCTGCATCAGCTTCGCGGATCAAATGCCCTATGCCAACAGTGGGCAAGCCCAAATGATCCAAATAAACATCTAGTCGCACGCCCTCATCGCTGGCAATTTCTTCGCGCAGTTGATCCATATTCATTTTCTCATCTCCAAAACAACAGCCAGCGTTTTATCCCAGCTATCACGTTCCGCATCTTCTGTGAAGCGCGTTGGCGACAAGCGCATACTGTATTGCCGTACTGACGTAACCGGCAAGAACAAGCACCGTCTGGCATCGGGTGAAACAAGGCACAAAACATCATAATCTTCTTTCTTTGGCAAATGTTTCGTTTTGCAGCCGTGACCAAGCTGGAAATGGTGACGCGCAGATCGACCATCTTTATTACCCAATAGACTAGCAGTCTTGACTTGTATGCGTAAAAAAGTCTGGTCAAGGAATGCCAGCGCATCAATTTTATCCATTGGGCAATGCGTTGCTTTCCAGCCCATAGACAATATCGCAGACAAAGCAATGTGTTCCCCCATCAATCCCGTTGCGGTTGCACTATTTAACAATGACACCAGCCGTTGCTGTTAATACGCCGATAAACAGCCCAATGATAACCACAACCAGCCCGACAGCAATAGCCCCTATTTTGAAATTTTCAAACATCTCTTGTTGGCGTTCGCGTTCTATCTTGCGCTGCGCTGCACGCGCTTCTTTGGCTTGCTGGATACGCTTTTGCCGTTCTGCCAATATCGCAGCCCAAGTGCCGTGACCAAAGCGAAAGTCAACCATCCGCGCAACTTCGGCAACCTGTTCCGCTGCCAGCTTTGCGTCAATCATTTCTTTAGCGACTGACTGCACGCCAAACTGGTCAGCCAGACCCATACCGGTCTTTTTGTTGCTGGCCTCTTGCACTTGCTTTTGGCCGGTAAACATCGCATCAATCTGACCGGCTATTTGCCCGATATCTTGTGCAGTGGATATGTTGCTTTTTATGAAGTCAACGCTGGCTTTAACCAGCGATATACCCGCCAAGGCGGTTGAAATTGGTTCCATTGGTAAGCTGCCCTTCTTTTAAAGGCTGACACCGCCACTGCACCGGCATCAAATTTGCAACACTCCCAACATCCTGCGCCATCTGAAATGCGCGTTTGCGGCAAGCTTCCCGCGTTTCACTGTAAATAATTGAATGAAATTCTGTGCAATCAGTCGGTGCGCCTATAACGCAAGCCAGAACGATTGCTTTAAACATCGTCTTTTCGACCAGTTAAAAACTTTACTGTGTCGGTTTCCCAGATGCGGATCAGAACCCAAACACCGGTTGCAACGGCTACAATGTCTGGCATCATACCGATCCACGCAGCAAATGTGCCTGTGCCAGCCGCAACGTCAATAATGACTTTGTTTTCTTCGTTCATAGATCACCTATGCGTAGGGGCTGTCACCACAGCAAGCAGGCCAAGCTGCCTTTAGTTCTGCAATGCTGGTTGCACTATCACCGGCAGTCGGTGCGTCACGCAGGGCTTGCTTAGATGCCACGATTGCGGTGGTATCTGCGCCAGTCTCTTGCGCCTTCATAAAGTCGGTATCCAGCGCGGCCAATAACGGCTTGCGTGCTTCGCGAACCTTATCAGCAAAGATCGCTTTTGCAGCGTCCAAATCTTCGGTAATCACAGAACCATTTAACACCCAAGCCCCACGAAAGTCGCGGTTTGCCGGAACTGTGGCAGTGCTTGCGTCTATTTGGTTGCCATCGCGGTCAACGATATAAGTTGCAACAGTCATAATTATCCCCTATGCGGCTATTTTCTCAGTGGTTAAATCGTCTTTAATTTTCCAAGCATTACGCCATTCGCGGGTGCTTGGCAATTGATCCTTGTGGCATATTACCATTTTCGGCTTGTTGCCGCTATCCCAAGACTGCCAAACGTGCCGTGGCAAGTCTTTCATTATCAGATATTCAATGCACTGTTCCATTGTGCCAGCTTCGATTGGCTGTGTTTCGTGCAGCAAATAACCGCGCGTGTGCCGTTTAAAGTCTGGCTTGGCCTCATCATCAGCTAATGCCCAATAAACTTCAACCGGTGGCAATATTCCGCCTTGTAAAAAAGCGGCGCAAAAGTTTGGGTCTGGAACCAGAATTTTAGCACAGCCATCAACGTCATCTTCATAAATTACTCGATAATCAGATTGCACCGGCTCCAGCCGTTCCTTTGCCCAGCACAAACGGTCAAACAGGTGTGTGCCTTTGAATGATGGTGTCTGGGTCATTAGGCTAAGTCTCCACAAACTTGTATGCTGCCTCTTTCAGACACATCACCTAACGCACCTGCTGATGGTTGCCACCACGAAGTTCTATGAGATGATGATGTGTGATGACTAGGGTCTGCTGACCCAGCGGCACGATTATAATGTGTAGCATTAACAGAATAATTAGCGTCATTTAGACTATTAGTAAAAGCATAGATTGCAACACCTGTGGATACATCTGTTGACGATGAATAATTAAAACTACCTAAGAATGCGCCACCGTGCGTACTTTGAACCGCCCACGCCTTCGCACTACCATTCACCACATAACTTGTATCCAGAGAACCTGCAGTGCTGTGTTCGATCTGGTCTGCGATAAGTTTTCCAGCCATTATGCGAGGTCTCCATAAGCTACTGTACAGCCAATCACATCAATATCACTGCCAGTGTCTGCATCGTGTTGTTGACTAGCCAACAAACTTGTTGTTGATACACCTACATCTAAATTACATAAATTATTTGCGGCAAGGCAACCCTCAGTCCAAACATACTGTAAACTTCCCATAGCATTAGTAAGGCTTCCTCGTATTAAGCCTGTTCCAGCATCTGTCCCACTTGAAATATTAAATGTTTGAGATGAAATAGAACCCGCCGCTACGCCGTGGTAAGTAGTGCTGGCGTGAACATTCATACAAAATGAAGCTTTCGCCAATCCCTGCTGCAAGTTAGTGGTCGTGCTATTACCTTCACCTGTTACAAGGATAGACCCAGCGGTGCTTGTGCCAGTGAGTTTGTTTACTAGTATCTCGCTCAAGCTAAGTCTCCGTGTGCTTTTGCATTATTCCTATCGTAATCTGCAATAGTATTTGCATTGTTAAAGACAGTGTACATTTGAATTTTTGAAGCGGTAGTATTTGGCAAGTCAATACAAGCCACACCACCAAAGCCGCTTTCAGCACTTGCAGAAAGGGTCACGCAATATTGGTTATTGGTGAAAGCGTTTGTTAAATTTAAACCATAGTGACCCGCACCAGAATCTGTAATGCTAGCCAAGTTTATGCTTTCAAGAGAAGCAGGAGTTCCACTTGTGTTAGCAAAAGATACCCACGCCTTCGCCGCACTCTGCTTTGTCAGCGTGACAGGGCTGGTGCCATCTGATCCAACGACTGTATCAACTTTTAAAGTTCCCATTTACGCCACCACCAAATTGCCGTTGACTGTCAGCGTTACGCCGGTCGCCACTGTTAAACTAAAAAACGCGCCAGCATTGTCACCAGATGCGATTGTTGTGTTCGTATCTAATTGCTGTTCGTGAACGCGGAAAATATCGCCCTTGCCGTTGGTCGTGTCGCCGGTTGCGCCGTTTTCGCCTTGGAAATATCCAGCACCCGCCGCAGTTGATGTTGATGGTGTTGCAACGTCTGTGGTTTGATTAACGTTAAATAGATCAATCCAAGCGTCATTGTCTGCATTGCGCTGCTTCAGCTTGTTTGTGCTGGTATCATACCAAAGCTGATAGGCATAGGTCGTGCTTGGCGCAGTTGCACCGCTGTTTTGCGAAACAATAGCCCCAAACGCATTGTTCAAGTCTGTGCGCGTTGCCGGAAAAGTCTGGTTTGCAATTACATAATCGTGCTGTGCCATTTAAAACCCCGTTGCAACGTAATCAAACAATCTATCAACGGCCACATTGCTGCTATTATAGAACGTGATCGTGAAGCCCGTTGCTGATTTATTTGTTATACCATAATAATCGCCAGATTGCATATCCCCAACCGAAATCGACACTGCACGCAATGCTTTGAAGGCATTTGTAAACGTGACTGCCTTTGCCCCTGCACCGCTTTGAATGTCATTATCGCTTTCTGTGCGGGTTGGCAATCTGATTTCAGCCGTTAGTTCTGATATGGCTGGCGTTTCTTGACTGTCAGTGCTTGTTAAATTAGCCCTAAACCGCAACGCCCTTGCAGTGTAAGTGCCGACCACGAATTGCCGGTAAGCTGTCCAAGATGGCGAACCAGCCGGATCATCTTGTGTTGTGCTAACGAATAAATCAACGTCAGTTGCGCCGCTGGCCGGTGTGCCGGTATGCTGCGAAAACTGCGTGAATTTTAGCGTTGCAGTCGCTTGCGCTGTAAATACTGCGCCAAGGTCAATATAATTTGCAAAATCATATGTGCCAGACGATGCCACAAAACCAGAACCACCACCAAACAAGCCGGTCGCGTCATCAAAATTGCCAGCCACGCTATCAAACAGGTTAGTCGTATCAAGTCGCAGCGTATCTTCAACAACCACGCAAGTTGTTTTGGTTCCAGTGAAGCCGGTGTGTTCTGATAAGCTGTTCGATAAATTCAACCCGCTAATATCATCAACCAGAACCACGCTGCTATCAGCGTTGAGACTTTGCCCGCCAAACTTGTTGACCGCTGTAACAAAATATGTGCCGGTTTTGGCCGGTGTGACCACTGTGTTTGTTGGTCTTGGCACTTTCTTCACAACGGTTTGCGCGTTGTTAAATGTTGCGCCAGTGGTCAAAGGCGAATGCCGGATGATATAATGCGACAAATCTGCGTCAGTTGATGCTGTCCAGCTTAAATCTGCATTTGATCCCACCACATTTACGCTGAAATTAGTCACATCAGACGCAGCCGCAGCTTGCCCGACAATTGTGTGCGTTGTGGTTGCAAAAGGCGATTTGATGCCAAGCGAATTGATTGACCTTGCGCGTATGTCATAAACGCCGCCAGCTTTTACGTTAGTCAGCGTGAACCTTTGCCCCGCTGCAATCCCAAGCGACTTATATATTGTTTCAGTTGACAGCTTTGCTTCGACCTCAAATTGCCTTGCATAAATTGATGTGCTTGCAACATCCACGATCAGCACCGAAATGGCTTGCTGATTGAATAATTCAAGCGTGTCGGATGGTGTGATGGTTGGCGCAGGAATAGTGAACGGGTCTGGCAAAGTCGTGTTGTCTTGTGCAAAAGCCGTTTCTTCGGCTGACCAGTCATAAACCGCGCTGTTTGTTTCAGTCAGTTCGCAATCGACTGTGACTTCATTAACGTCAAAATTCAGCTTCCAACTTACTATTTCAAAGACCTTTTGCGTAAAGCCAAGCCGCGCATTTGTAATCATTACAGTGTCGCCAACTTGAAACTGAAATGCGTTCATCTTGAATTTTGCACGCAAGCTGATTTCTTGCCGGTTCTTAAATAAAATTTGTTTTGCGATACGCTGTGCGCGTGCAGCGTTATCGGTAAATGGCAAGTCAAGGTTTAAATATCTGCGTTCGCCGTTGTCTTCGGTTTCAAACGTGCCGCTAGTGATCGCGGGATAGTCTGTGGCTTGATAGTCGCTGGCTGGGCTAACAAACTGCCCTTTGATGGCGTTGAAGCTGTCACGCGCCGAAATAGCGGTTGTAACGGTCAAACCAGATGCAAGGTCATCTTCATCAAGCGTCACTGTCGGCGTTACATACGCACCAGCACGCAACGACCATTTGCCGTTGCTGTAATAAAGCGAACCGTTCAATGCTGTCAGCATTTGTTCAAGATTGCTGCGCGGCGTGTTCTGCGTATCAACAACGCCGTTGAATGTGTACCGGTCTTGAGTGCCGCCACCAGATAGCGTCACGCTTTCTTCGCAGACATTTGCCGCAGCAATAAAGCTGGCATCATCTATTTCCGCTGCCGTTGCACCTAAACCATAAACTGTATCAGTCAAATAATCGCGGATGACCAAAGCTGGGTTTTCGCTCCAAGCCGTTGTTGATGTGCGCGGATCATATATTTTTCGACCTTTGACCTTTGCGCTAATATTTGGCAAACCTTGTTCAAAAGCATCAGGATCAAATTCAAGCCGCGCATATAAATAGCCTTGATCTGTCAACTTGTGATTGCTTGTCCAGTTTGAAAGCGCAAGCAATGGTGCTGGAATATTACTAGCATTGCCCACAGTCACCGGATAAATATCAGCTAGGCCATTATATTTTGACGGGCTGGTGACGTTGCTGCCACTAAGCGTTAAAGCCTCATCATTAAAAAACACTGTGGTAAATTGCTCTAGTTCGTGCGCCGCCAGAACAATAACCAAATGCAAATATTGATCGTTATCAGTCGCCTCAATGAACGCAAAAGTACCGCCAACGCGGGTTTCGCCATAGATCAGCTTGCGGGTCGCATTAGATGATCGCGCTGTTATCGTCTTTGATTGGTCAACGCCGCCATTGCCGCCGCCACCGATGTTTGGCTGCTTTGGCTTTGGCGCAAGTGCTTGTGATGCGGCAGTCAATGCAAGATTAACCGCAAATGTGCCAGCAAGATATGTCATCGTGATGGCTGTGCCAGCAATGTAAGCTGTACCGGCAGTCGCGGCTGTTGCGACTAATGCTGGAATAACCGCTTGTGGCATTTTACACCTTCCACGCTTTCTTTGCCGCGCTTAACGGCAGAAAAATCAAACCATCTTTGCTCATTGCGGCAACCTTATCACCGACCACCAATGATAGCGCATCACCGGTTGGCGTGTCTATCAGTGCAAGATCACCACGCTGCGCTTTAGATGTTTTTATCTCGTCAAATCTGTCAGCAATACTGTTTGCAAGCTGACCATTTCCTATCTTCAACAAAACTTTCAATGACCCTGCGGCTGAACGATATTTGCCAACAACATCTTCAAAACGTGATGATCCGCAAATCGCTCTTTCTGCGTGCAAACAAAACATCGCGCAGTCACTT